CGAGGACGAAGATAGGTTTCGCAGTGTTAGCATTGAACTATTCGAGACTGGTCGATTGCATCAACCCCGCCAGTTCGGTGCACATCCTAGTCGATTGAAATACTACTGGCTAGAAGCCGTACTACCTACTGAAGAATTAGAGTCAACTCCTGCTGTCAAACGGGCCTGGGAACAATTCCAAATCCTAGCAGGATTGAGTAAATCAACGAAAATTTTAAAGGATGATTTTTAATGTTAGTACCAATGGTAATTGAAAAAACTGGTCAAGGCGAGCGAGCCTTTGATATCTACAGTCGACTATTAAACGAAAGGATCGTTTTCCTTAATGGTCCTGTTGATGATACCAGCAGTAATCTAATCGTAGCACAGATGCTACATCTAGAAAGTCAAGACAGCGAAAAAGACATCAACTTTTATATCAACAGCCCCGGCGGTGTTATCACCTCGGGTATGGCTATCTATGATGTCATGCAGTTTGTCAAACCCGATGTGGCCACCTATGTTCTAGGTCAAGCCTGCTCTATGGGCAGTTTTTTGGCTCAAGCAGGCACTCCGGGCAAACGCTTCATGCTGCCACACTCCCGCCATATGATACATCAACCTAGTGGTGGTGCCCGCGGTATGCAGAGTGATATCGAAATTCAGTACAAAGAAATCACTCTGATGAAGACCATGTTGACCACGCTCTATGTCAAGCATAATACCGCAGGTAAAACCTACGAGGATTTTGAGCGTGACATGGATCGAGACACATTCATGAGTGCGGAAGAAGCACTGGCCTATGGACTCTGTGATCAGATTGTGGCCAGCCGATAAACTACTGACTAAAATCTCCCATCGGGCAGTGTAAATAATACTGCTTATGGGAGATTTATTATGGCTTATGCATTTACAATATTAGGCATTACAGGCATTGGAATTATTTGGATTCTAGGATTATTAAAACAAGAGTGCGATGGTAGGCGCAGAGAACAAGGCCTTGTGAAATTTCTAGCAGAAGAAATAGGCAAACTACGCAAAGATGTCGACAGTTTGAAAAAATAGTGCTTGACATCTACATACTTAAATAGTATCATTAACACACAGCGGTCTTAGGCATTCACCCCGCTCAATAAATTCTGCATGTCATCAAACTTGCTACCTAACTATAAGGAGACTAGAGATGGCAAATCAACCTATAACCTACAAATGGACCAGTACCAAAGAATATCACGACGCCTTTCCCTGTGCCTATCGCCAGTGGCGTGCTGATAGCCACTGTAATCTAATTCACGGCTATTCATTCAGTATGAAGTTCTATTTTGGTACTAACGACCTAGATGTTCGAAACTGGGCCGCTGACTACGGCGGTCTTAAAGAACTGAAAAAGATCCTAGAAGATCAATTTGATCATACTCTCATTGTGGCCGCCGATGACCCCGAGATGGAGACATTCAAACTGCTACAAGAAAAGAATATGGCTAAAATTGTTGTATTACCTCGTCTAGGATGTGAAGGACTCAGCGACATGCTCTACAAGTATGTTAACGGTGTTTATATTCCCGAGATGTGGGGGCCTAGCGAAGCAGATCGTCTATGGTGCTATCGCGTCGAGGTGCGTGAAACACAAAACAATATGGCGTTTAGAGAAGGGCATAGGTGTTGGGGAGAAGATCTTTTCGAGTGAATAGTCTAGAACGAATCTGGGCCAGGGCCACTGGTCATCTAATGGGTAAAACTGACGATGACCGGCCCGATGTTCCAATACTGACAATAAGAGAAGCGAGGATCTCACTTTTCCTCAAGACATTTTGGGTAGTGATACATGTCATTACCTGTGGATTTATTATTGCAAACACTATTAGGCATTGGTAATATGAAATTAAACATTAATGATGTAGGCGGTGAAGTTGTCAAAGACAACGAAACCTATGTTCTAAAAGACAACAAGACCCTAAAAAATCTTGTATTAAGTTCGACTATGTTGAAACCTAATCAAAGTACGAGAGGACATAGTCATCCTGGACAAGAAGAAGTCTATTATTTTGTCAGTGGTCAGGGGACCATGCAACTAGGTGAGGACAGTGTTTTTGTTGTAGAAGCAGGAGATGTGGTTTTGGTTCCAGACGGTGATTGGCACCGTGTGTTTAATATGAATCCCGAACCGCTATACTTTGTTTGCGTATTTGATGGTAAAAGGAATCACTAGATGAACATGACAGATCGAGATTGGTTAGAACGGGTAAGTATAGCCTATAAGGCCTATCCATATCCTAACAAAGACATAGAAACATTTATTAGGTGGATGTACGAGCAGTACGGCATTGTACAACAGAAAGAAGAGGAAAAATGAAAAAAATTCTAATTACAGGTGGTGCCGGATTTTTAGGCAGTCATCTCTGCGAACGATTGGTCAAAGAAGGACATCATGTCTTATGCGTAGACAACTATTTTACAGGATCAAAGAATAACATTGCCCATCTGTTGGACTATAAGAACTTCGAAGTTATTCGTCAAGATATCTGCATTCCTTTGTATGTAGAAGTAGACGAGATCTATAACCTAGCCTGTCCTGCCAGTCCTCATTACTATCAATGGGATCCTATCCAGACCATGAAGACCAGCGTCATTGGAACCTACAATATGTTGGGTTTGGCCAAACGCACAGGGGCCAAGATCCTACAAGCATCAACAAGTGAAGTCTACGGTGATCCTGCGGTACATCCACAAACCGAAGACTATTGGGGTAATGTAAATCCCATAGGTATTCGTAGTTGTTATGATGAAGGTAAACGGGCCGCAGAGACACTCTGCATGGACTATTTCCGTGTTCATAATGTCGATGTGCGTATCATCCGTATCTTTAATACCTACGGTCCTAGAATGGCGCAGAACGATGGTCGTGTGGTCAGTAATTTTGTTGTACAAGCTCTGCAGGGCAAGGACATCACAGTCTATGGTGATGGAGAACAGACTCGCAGTTTCTGTTATGTAGATGACCTAATCGAAGGCATGGTTCGATACATGGCTCTAGATGTCGAAGATGGTATGCCAGGCCCGATCAACTTGGGCAATCCTGGTGAGTTTACCATGAACGAATTAGCTGAAAAGGTCATAGCACTAACTGGCGGGAATAACCAAATCTTGCACCCACCGCTGCCCCAAGATGATCCAAAACAGCGTAAACCCAATATTGAGCGTGCCAAGAGCGTGCTAGGATGGGAACCCAAAATTCCTTTGGATGAAGGACTTAGAAAAACCATTGACTATTTCCGCGGAATAGTGTAAAATATAAACATGTCTATGTTTCAGGTTAAATCAATTCCGGACCCCATATTCACAGTCGGTGTTCCTCCAAAAGACGGTGAAGGGGCTAACATTACATTCTACAGCGGCCCTAGTGAAATGCTCAAAGTGGCCAGCGACGGATTTTATGTTAGAGGAAAGAAATTGGATATTGATGACAGCGAAGCAGAAAGTGTCTATAGGGCACTTAGACAGTTTCTTATTTGGTCGGCCTTAGTCAAGGAGTAAATGATGTTTGATTGGTTTCGAAGAAATGGTTATGAAATATCTTGGTTCGTTATCGGTTGGTTGGCCTTTGCCTGTTTGAATGAAATAGGAAAAGGCAACTATGTGTGGGCAGCTATAGATGCTATTCTTGTGTTGATAAACTATCAAATGGTAAGTAGATCATGACTGATCGGTTATCTTGGACAATTACTGTAGAAGAAGATCCCAAAACGGGTGAATTAATTTTGCCTTTGCCGGAAGATCTGCTACAATTACAAGGATGGGGCGAAGGCACCATCTTAGAATGGATTGACAACAAGGACGGTAGCTGGTCGCTACAGAAAGCGGAAAAATGACTAACTCCAACAGATGTTAATTAAAATATCTAGTTTTACATTTTTCTCCATGCCATCTGTTATACATAGAAGGGCTTGATACCTTATTGCAATGCTCACACTTAATTTTAGGAACAGATTTTAATTTCTGCAGGTGCTCTTCAGAAAATTTTCTGCCTTTTAATCTATTCGAAATCTTTTGTTTATGTTCAGTCGATTTCAGAATTCCTGCATTATATGAATGACCTTTATTTTTGCTAGAGATCTTATTCTTCGATTCTTCAGTATGAGTTTTACCATACATAAAGTTTTTTTCTCCGGAATTTGATTTAGAAATATTTTTTCGATGTTCATCAGTTAATGCCTTGCCTAAATTCCAAGGAATTTTTCCGGTGTGTGATATAGACATTTTCTCTCGAGATATTTCAGAATGAGATTTTCCAAACATAGGATTTCCGGAACCTTTCATAATCTTGGATTGTTCTTCTGCAAACAGTTTTCTAGAAAATTCATACATTCTAGATTTATACCGAGATTGATAAGTATTTTCGAGATTCGATAACGCATTCAGTGCAAATACCATAGATCTTCTATCTTTGCCTTCTGTGATCTTTGTTAGTAATAAATGACAAATATAATGTTCTCGTGCAGTTAAATTTACCAGATTCTCTGCACTATTTGAACCGCCCAACGACTTTGGTATAATATGATGCTGTTCCTTGTACCCGTCAATTTCTCTTGACTTTGCTCGATTTATTATGTTATAATAATACTTGAAGAATTTATTTTTGATAAACATTGCAACCCCCTGTATGTTTATTTATACTAACGAACTATTACTTGTGTATAATGACTACCAAAAAAATCGGATTCGCTTGTAAAATTTCCAAACTAGATCCCAAAAAGGGCATTGTATCTATTCCAGAATACAACTCCAACGGAACAACAGTGGCCTGGCTAAATAGACAGAGCCGAGATGTAGCAGAACAAAAGCTCTGGGACCTTATGGTAGGTAACATTGAGGCTGCAAAAAAGGCAGTAGAATATGTTGGAAATTTGGAAGAAAGTCTTAGATGTTTTCGATTGGGCAGCGATATCCTTCCTGTTTATACTGAGCCGTCTTGGAGCGGGTATTGGCAGCTTCCCGATGTGCGAAACTATTGCGAAAGAGCATTTAGACAAGTGGGAGATTTGGCTCGCCAGGCTAATGTTAAGCTCAGTATGCATCCTGGTCAGTTTACTGTGCTGGCAAGTGATAATCCGGACATTGTAGATCGTAGCATAGAAGAATTTGAATATCATGCAGATATGGCCCGTTGGATGGGATATGGTCAGAAGTTTCAAGACTTTAAGATCAACGTCCACATCGCGGGTCGAGCCGGTCCCGCCGGTATCCGAGCCGCGTACAAAAGACTATCGCCAGAGGCCCGGAATTGTATTACTATTGAAAACGAGGAGATAAGTTATGGGTTGGATGATTGCCTTACTTTGGCTGATGTCGTTCCTATCGTATTGGATATTCATCACCATTGGTGTAAAACAGGTGAATACCTCAGTAGCATGGACCCCAGAGTTGAAGCTGTGGTTCAGTCTTGGCGCGGCGTTCGCCCTACTTGCCACTATAGTGTCAGCCGTGAAGATGTTCTTGTGGGTCATGATACCGTAGCATTTCCCAACAAGGAACAACTGTTAAAGGAAGGCCACAAAGTACAAAAGCTCAGAGCACATTCAAATTTCTACTGGAATACAGCAGTGAATGAATGGGCCTTGAGCTTTCTAAACCGATTCGACATCATGTCAGAATCTAAGGGCAAGAATCTTGCGAGTTTTGCCCTAGCTGAACAGGCTAAAAAATTAGGCCTTCTTTGAGCGAGGCTTTTTAGCTGGAGCAGACTTTCTACCCGGGGCCTTTTTAACCGCAGGCTTTTCTGCCTTGGGTGTGCGAGGCTTGCGGGGCTTCTTAGCAGGTGCAACTTCTACAACTTCCTCAACAGGTGCTTGAACTACTTCTGCGATTTCTACAGGTGTAGGTTCAACAGTGGCTTCTGGTGTAGGAGCTTCAGCAGGTTTTACAACCGGCTTTTTCTTGTTAGCGGTGTAGAGCATCCATGCACCTACCACAATAACGATAGCGATAATAATTTCCATAATACGGATTCCTTTAAGGTAAAATGTGAATATATTTAACTGGCACTAAATACCTATACAACAAAATATGGAGGGCATGATAACCGTATTAACAAGGTAGTTTACTACCACAACTTTTTGGAGTCCAATAATGCCCAACCATATACAACCAACAGATGTACTCATCGACGAGTACGACGAAACAGACGATGATGCCGCAGAAGATTTTACCTTTACACTTGATGCAGAAGGTCGACTAAAATCTTTTTCAATTCCCCAACACCTAATGAGTGAACTGCCCGAAGAGGTGCATATGATACTAGAACTCTTTGGAATAGAAGATATCTACGAACTACAGGATCGTACTATCCATTGATTTCTAAAACCGCTAGTTTGGTAAATACTGAATAGCGGTTTTATCGAGGAAAATCAATGAGTTTACAAGTAATCAACCTTGGCGAGGCACCTAATAGTGGTACAGGAGATAGCATATTAACGGCCTTTCGTAAGGTTAATGATAACTTTACAGAGATCTACGGAACAGTCAATCCCATAGGATTAGGATATGATTCTATCATTACGCTGTTAGGTGAGAATTCTACAAATTTTACCACTTTCTTAAATGGGTTAGGCATCAATGCCAGCACCATAGGGTATGATACCTTATTGTCATTATTAGAG